GCAAAGATACACGAGTCAGAGCCATCATATCTTACGCTGATAGCGATTTTCATGGCGGCACAATTTATCGCGCTTGTAACTTTAAATATTGTGGGCTTACAGATGCTAAAAAAGACTTCTACTATTCCGACGGCACCAAGCATTCACGCGGCAAAATAAAAGGTGCTGAGGGAGAATGGAAAGACCGCTCCCGCAAGCACCGATACGTTATGATGTTTGATAAGAAACTAGAACTCTTATGGTGAAGTATTTCTAGTATTTTCTGTTGAAGCAAGTCTTCCATTAATGTATTGTGAAGACTTTTCATATTGCATAATTCTTCTCAAGTCGTTAAGGTAGAGTTGTAAGTATTCTGGTTTTAAAATATAAATTAAACGCTTTTCTTCATTCTTCCTGACTTCATATTCAAAATTACTGATTCCATTGACAGGATTCAAATTTGTTAAATTATTCGATGGATCTGGAATTGTAAATCCAGAATCAACAACTTTTCCTTTTGGGAGAACAATTCTACCAGAAGAGTCTTTAACTTCTTTTGTTTCATAGAAACGAATTTCATTCAAATTATCACCATACTTACTTTCGACATATCTGTATAATTCATAATCCGAAAGTGCCCACTGGTCTCTAAGATTGATAATACCAGCAGTAAGCATCACAACCCAGTCAAGATCAGCAGATCCGTAAAGTTTTTCTGCGATTGTGTCTGGTCTTTCTCCTTGTCTAACGCTGTACTTGTTAAACAGAGTAAAAACACTTTGCAAATCATCACGAAGTTTAACCCTTCTGAAAAGGTTCTTGACTCTTACATATTCTGTAGAGGAGTTTTTAGTCTCTAGTGGAGACTGATAAAATAAGTCTGGTAGTTCTCTAAAGTATGACATTTTAGTAACCTACTGATGTATCGCCAGATTTATCAAGAGCTTCATAATCTTCAAAGTAGACTGGGTTGAGTTCTTTGAAGGTCAAATCCATTCTCATGTGAGTTGGAGTTCCATCATAGAATGTTGAATATGTATTAGATCCAGTGTATGATATGTTGACACTTGTAAGTGCCATAGGTAAGAATCTATTTAAGAAAGGATGTTTTTTATTTCCTTTCATGTAAGTCAGTTGGAAAACATCTGGTGCTGAAATAAAAATGTTTCCAGTGCTTCCTTCTTTCCTGGCGCTCATAGATCTTTTCAAAACACCAATAATTCTTTTTACTTGATCTGCTTCTTTTGGATTTCTTGGGAAGAATTCAAAAGAGAATGGAAAAGATCTGATGTTAACACCCTCAAACAGAAGTTCAAGATTTGGGTTAAATACTTGACCAGTTGCTCTGGAAACTAGTTGAGATCCACTAACGTTTCCGCCAAGAGCACCAATTGCTTCTCCAGAAAGAGTAGCAACAATTGCACTCTGTAGTTGTGCATCTCCTGCAATTTGTCCCAAACCATTTGATGCTGTCATCAAAGCTTCTATAGCACCTTTAAGTCCTTTTTCCATTACACCAGCTGTTGAAGCAATTCCATATGCTTCAATTGGACTTAAACCAGCATCTCCCCAAGATACTGAAGTTGAATCTGAGAGTTGTTGTGGTATTGGTAAAATGATTGTGTGTTTTGGTTTTTTAAGAGAGTTTTTATTAGTGTTTGATCCAGTTTGAAGTGAGAAATTTGGATTTATTGTTTCAATAGCACCTCCTTTTTCATCCGTACCCTGAGTTATTACGCCTTCATTTGTTTCATTACCACTTAAACTAAGACCAGGTGGTTGATATTCGGCAATTTCAATCTTCAAATAGTCCGTATTATCCTGCAACATTGCATAAGGATATCTCAGAGATCTGTTGACTGTAGTGCCTTCATATGAGGCACCTTTTCCAGATTCTGATGTAAATTTAGCTTGACCTTCTGGAGTCACTGACTGGTATGACCCTAAAGTTGAATCGGAACTAGAGAAGGTCGCATCACTAAAAGGTGTGCTAGTTGGAAAATTTCCACTGAGAGAAACTGCCATTTATCCTTTTCTAACTATTTAGACGGAACTTTGCAAAAGGTAGTGCCTGAAGATCTTTTACTTCTGAGGCATAAACCTCATACAGTGAACCAGCGACTTCGTTCCAAGTATATTGTCTAGTCTCTCCCCAGTGGAAGTTGACTCCACGAAAACCCCATTCAAATATATCAGTCAAGGCAATAAAGGGATTCTGATCATATTCGATATTCGGAGTTTTGGGATTATAAACAAAGATATAAAATCTGCCAGATTGTGGAGCTTCGGTTAGTTCTTCTAGAGATTCCATTAACTCTAGCATAATATCGTCTGGATCTTCATTACCAACTAGATTATCAGTGACAGCACGAATACGGTTGCGGTTAGTATCAGTATCCGTAACCCTTTTTTGTTTTTGCTGTTTGACGGTCTTTCTTGGCATTACTTAATACCGAGTTCTTTCTCTGTGAAGACTCTAAACTCATAACCTCTATCAAGACACCATTCTTTTGCTGCTTCCCACTTTGCTTGGTTTCTAGCATACTCATATGCCTCACGAATATAACCTTGAGTTTGTCTCTTTGGTTTTGGTGGAGGTGTAGTTTGCCTCAAAGGTTTTACTTCAATCAAGGAGGACTTAATTTTCCCATTACTATCTCTATACTTGATAAAGAAGTCTGGAAAATATCTATGAATTCTATTATCTATTGGTGAGCGATAAGGAATACAAAATTCTTCTGATTGCCATTCTAAAACATTTTCATTCAGGTCACAATATCTCATCATCTTGCGCTCCCAAAGAGAGCGGTAAATGATATTAGTTGGATCACCTTTGTATTTCTTTGGATTGGAAGGTTGATATTTCCCCTTATATGCCATCTAAATACTTAATAATGTAAGACGTATAAGGTATTTAGAGTGGTAACACCCCGCAGAATATCTGATTTTAAACCAACACTAACTAATCTGGCACAAACATCCCATTATCAAGTGATATTTGGTGGGTTGCCAACAGACCTAAGACAACACTTGAATGTTCGTGGAGTTGATTATAGGTTCATTACAGAAACTTCTGGTCTCCTTTGCTATTCTGCAGTTCTTCCTGGTAGTAGGCTTGCCACTGCTGATATTGTTGGAAATTTTATGGGTGTCTCTGAAAAGATGGCACATACTAGATTGTTCACTCAAATCCAACTAGAATTTTATGTTGATGATGAATATAAAACTCTAAAGTTCTTAGATCATTGGATGGAATTCATTGGCAATGGATCTGGTCAAGGACAAAGTAATGCTGGATATTATTATCGAATGGAGTATCCAGATTCTTATAAGTCAAACCAAACTAAAATCGTTAAATTTGATAGAGACTACAATCAAGAAATACAATATACTTTTTACGGAATGTTTCCGATTGATCTATCTTCCACAACTGTTAAGTATGAAAACTCTGAAATATTGAAAGCAAGCGCAACTTTCAGTTTCGACAGATATATTGCTGGCAAGTTTGATAGTTACTCAATTCACAGTGGAACTGATAATAATAAGATTCAAAATAATAGTCAAGTTTCAACATCAACATCTACCTCAGATGATACTAGATACGTTCCAATATCTGCTGCTGCGTCTGCATCTGGTGGAGTGAGCTTTATTCCCGAAGGTATGACTTATGCTGAGGCACTTAATAGTGGACAAGTTTACGATAGTCCTTATGGACCTGGATAAATATCTTTAACTGAACTTTTTGGGTTGTTATGCCTTTACCAAAGATCTCTACGCCAACGTATGAGTTGGAATTACCTTCGACTGGAAAGAAAATTAAATATAGACCATTTCTAGTTAAGGAAGAAAAAATTCTCATCATCGCTATGGAAAGTGAGGATGAAAAGCAGATTACTGGTGCTATCAAGGATGTAATTTCTAGTTGCATTATCACCCGTGGAGTTAAGGTAGATCAACTCTCAACGTTTGATATTGAATATCTCTTTCTTAACATCAGAGGTAAATCTGTTGGTGAGGAAGTAGAAGTAATGGTCACTTGTCCAGATGATGGTGTAACACAAGTTCCTACAATTATCAGCCTGGATGAAATTAGAGTTCACAGAGGCAAAAATCATAAAAGAGATATTAAACTAGATGATGATCTATTTCTTCGTATGAAGTATCCTTCTCTTGAGGAGTTCATTAAAAACAATTTTAGTGGAGAAGAAGTAACAGTTGACAACACTTTTGATTTGATCGCTTCTTGTGTTGAACAAGTTTATTCTGAAGAAGAATCATGGTCTGCCTCAGATTGCACTAAAAAGGAATTGACACAATTCTTGGAGCAGTTAAGTTCAAAACAATTCAAAGAGATTGAAACATTTTTTGAGACCATGCCTAAGTTGTCTCATACAGTTAAGGTTAAAAATCCAAAGACTGGTGTTGAAAGTGATATTGTTCTGGAGGGTCTGACTGCTTTTTTCGGGTGAGTATGGCTCATGAAGATCTTGAGTCATACTTTAAGATTAATTTTTCCCTGATGCAGCATCATAAATACTCTTTGACAGAACTTGAAAATATGATTCCTTGGGAAAGAGAAGTCTATCTTACTTTACTCCAACAATTTATTGAAGAAGAGAATTTAAAACAAAGACAAGCAGAACTAAATGGCTGAGCCAATAAGGGGTAGAATATCACCATATACCTTTTTGGGTCGTTTTCAGAGGCAGCAAGCGCAAACTGAAAACGTAGACACTACTGTTGCGCTCAGACAAAATCAACTTGCTCTCTCAAATGTAAATAATTCTCTTGTTAGAATTGCGGAGCAGGTCAATGTTCTTTCCTTGTCTCTTCAAGGAATTGGTAATCAGATCAAAGAGACTTCTACCATTGATAATCTAAGAGAACAGCAGAAAGCAAGACAAGAAAAGATATTAGCAGAAAGGCAAATAAGGGAAGGAAAAGAAAGTCAAGTAGAAACAAAGATACAAGCAGCACTTGTTAAACCATTACAAAAGGTTGGAGCAGTAGCACAAAGATCTCTTGCTAATCTTGGAACGTTTTTCAATATATTATTGGGAGGATTCTTACTCAATCGTATATTAAAGTCAGTATCAGAATTATCTGAGAAAGGGCAACTTAGTCTTAAAAACCTTGGCGATAAAATCGTTAAAGATCTTGGCATTGTTGGTGCATTATTCATCGGCATAAACGGTGGTTTTGCCACTGTCTCATCTGCTCTTCTTAGAGTAACTAGTTTAATTACAAGACTTGCCACTAGGGGTCTTATCCTTGCACCAATCAATGCAATGTTGGACCTTGTAAAGGGTGTTTTTGGCAGTCTTTCAAGTGCATTGAAATCAATAAGAATACCTGGTCTGGCTGCTATATCATCTGCTGCACAGGCTGCACCAGCAGTAGCACCAGCAGTAGCACCAGCAGCAGCGGCAGCAACAATGGCGGGTGCTCAACAACCACCAAAATCATCAACTGGTGGTAAAACCTCTGGTGCTCCTATGGTTAGTGGTAGAGTTGCTGGACCACTTGCAGCAATCATCAATTTCTTTACTGGTGGATCTGTTGGAGAATCCTTAACTGCTGGTGGATTGGCAATTCTACCAAGGTTACTTGGTATGACAGGTCCATATGGTCTTGCTGCTAGTATTGGTTTGCCATTTTTAGCAAATATGGCATATCAACAAATACAACCTACTGCTGAGAGTTTTATACCTCAACTTGGATTGACAAAGGATAAATTATTCCAGACTCTAACACAGAGTGCTAAGAATAATACTCCAAAAGTAAATGTTGTGAATGTTGATAGAGGAACTGGTGGAGGAGAAGATCCACAAAACATCCCAGCAGTTCTTGGTGAGGCAACGTATTTGCCACCGATTGCAAGTTCAAATCCAGATAATTTCTACTTGATGTATTCTCAAATACAATACAACGTGGTAGGATAGTATGGCAAACTCCAGTTTAGCATTAGGATCATCCCTAAATCTAAAGAGAATTAATAAGTCAGTTTCTTCCCTTGGGCAGAGTGTAAGAAATGCCCAAACTTCCTCTGCAAATATATCAAAATCATTATTAGAGGGTAATAGAAATAAGAGAAAATCACTTTCTCTTACATCAACACTTTTCCGCAGAAGACAAGAAGCAACATTAAGAAGAGAAAGAGAAGATATTCTTGAGGCAGGGAGTGTTGTTGGTGCTGTCAGAAGAACTGGTAAGGTAGTTATGAATAGCACTAAGGGTTTCTTAGGAAGAATCCTTGACTATGTTGGAACTATTCTTGTAGGTTGGGCAATACTAAATCTTCCAAAAATTATAAATCTTGCAAAAGATCTCACAACGAGAATGCAGAAGTATTTTGGAATACTTCAAGACTTTGTTGGTGGAGTATCTGGATTTCTTCTTGGATTTGGACAAAGAGTTGGTGAAGTGTTCACTAGTCTAAGTGGATTTAGATTTGATACTGTAAAAGACTTTTTTGATAAAAATTTAGAGAAGTTAAAAACATCATTTTCCAAACTTCAAAATACAGTTAATAATTTTGTATTAAAATTTAAATCTATAGACACTGCTGATAAACTGTTAGATTATTTTAATATGAAAATTAGTGATTTTGAAATACCCGGTCTCAATAAGTTTTTAGAGACATTGGGTGTTAAAAAACCTGAAGAAAAAGGAGGGGGAGGTAGAACAGATCCTGGAGGAGGTTCAACACAACTTCCAGATCCAAAATCTGCTGAGATGTATCGTATCGCTGCCGCACTTACCACAGAAGGTAATAGTGATCAAGGATATGCTGATATGCTGCAGGTGGTTGCTAATAGAGTTGCTTCTCCTGGATATGGAAGTAGTTATACTGAGGTTCTTGGTGCTCCTGGTCAGTTTGCTGGGGTATACAAAAGAGGTCTTGCATCATTTAAATCAATAAGAAGTTTAGGGGAAGCATCTGCTTGGTCTGGTCAAAGTCAAGCAACCTTGCTAAAGGTTATAAGTCTTATGACTGATCCTGCTAGACAATCCAGTGCGGCATCGTTTGTTGGTGGTGCCTTAGAGTTTAGAGGTAGTCCAGCAACAGTTAGGGCAGTTAATAGTGATAATGATCCTAACAATAACATTCAGGCAGATAGAAATGGGATAATACCTGGAACAGTTTGGCGTGGAACGGACCAAGATAACCAGTTTATAACTAGCAATCCTCCTGGAGCAGCATATATTCCCATTAGACCTGGTGGAGCAGCACCATTCAATCTTCCAAAAGCAAAACCAGCAAATTCATTAAATCTGAAAACTGGTAGTAGTATTGAATATACCAAAGAAGAAATTGAAGAACTTAAAAAGGCAAACCCTGGTATGAATTTTAATTTTAGTGGTATATTGCCAAATAGGCGTGGTTTATATGGAAGTAGTTCTATTGCTCAGGCTCCAACAAATCTTTTAGTAATAAAGGAAACAGTAAGAGTAAAACAACCAACAACAAGACAACCACAACAACAGAAAACTTTTGAGGCACCTATTGCTATGGTAAATAATACATGGGATAAAATGCAATTCACAGCACTAACATAAATGTCAGCAAGAGACTCTTCCGAATACCAAGAGATTATTATAGAATCTAATGATGGGTCTAAAACAGTAGACCTAAGGTTAGGTGTTGTTGCGTTTAGATATTATGAGGATTTGTTTTCACCAACAATCACTGCAAAAATGATTGTAGTCAACACTGGTGGAACAGTTCCTGGTAAAGATGATAAGTTTGAATCTATCTACAGTGGTCTTCCTATCAGAGGAGGAGAGAGACTATCAATAAAAGTGAAACCAAATGGAGATAATCCTCTACTAGATTTTGCTTCTAAAGCAGAAGATTATTTTTATGTCTCTAGTGTAAACAATATTATTCGTGAGGGGCAGAGAGAATTGTTTGCACTAGATTTAGTTTCTAGAGAAGCAATTACCAATGAAACTACAAGAGTTCATGAAAAATTTAAAAGAGATTTAAGAATTAGTGACTCTGTAAAGAAAATAGGAGAAGATTATCTAAAGACTGATATTGACGCTGATACGACTCAGAATCAGTATGGATTTTATGGAAATTTGAAAAGACCTTTCAACCTTTTAGTTTGGTTGGCATCAAAGGCGGTTCCTGTGGATGGACTTGCAGGATTCTTCTTCTATCAAACAAAGAGTGGATTCAAATTTAAGTCTGTTGATAGATTAATTTCTGCAGGAATATCTAATCCAAAATCAACATATACTTATTCCGAAGCACCAAAAAATCCAATTGAAACTGATGATTTTAAGATATTGAATTATTCTATTGAAAGAAACAATGACCTTTTGAAGAAGTTGAGACTTGGAACATATTCTAGTTTCTTTGCCGAATTCAATCCAGCAACTGGAATATTTACTCTCCCCCAAAATGGCAAATTTAATCTAAATGATTATACCAATAAAACAAAGAACCTTGGTGGTGACCCAGAAATACCAAGAGTTTTAAATGAATCTAATTTAACTCTTGCAGATATGCCCAGTAGAATCATTGCCTCTATTGCCAGTGTTGGCACTATTGATTCTGGTGCATCAATATCATCAAATGGATCTGGTCTACTGTATCAGAGACAATCATTGATGAGATATAATCTCTTGTTTATGCAGCAGTTGTCAATGACAGTTCCAGTCAACACAAATCTTGAAGTTGGTGATGTAATTAAATGCAATTTCCCAAGAGTTTCTGCAAATAAGGAATTTGATAGGGAGCAAAGTGGTCTATATATGATTAAGGAACTGTGTCATAGTTTTGATGGAACTCAATCCCTCACTTCTATGAAGTTGATAAGAGATACTTACGGAGAATTTGGAAACCAATAAAACATGGAAGATTTTTTAGTAAAAAATAATTTTGTTGGTAGAGACGGATTTGTCTGGTGGGTAGGGCAAATTAGTAGTGAAGAATCTTGGAGTGTAAACTCTCAAGCAAATGGGTGGGGTTATAGGTATAAAGTTCGTATTATGGGTTATCACCCATATAGCACTGCTCAACTGAAAGATGAGGATCTTCCTTGGGCATTGGTAATGTTGCCCCCAGGAACTGGAACTGGTGGTGGTATGATCTCATCCACTGTCAAATTTACTCAGGGTGATGTTGTAGTTGGATTTTTCCTTGATGGTGACGATGGTCAGATTCCTGTCATCATGGGTTCTTTTGGTAGATCTAGTTATAGAGCACCTGATGGTGAAAAACTCCCGTTTGGAGTATTTTCTGGATATTCTAAATCATTCAAAAAGGTATCAGATTATGTAATTGCTAATAGTGAGACTAATGATGCCAATCCAAAATCAAGACCAGATCCACAAAATGTATCTCCAAAAACTGCTGCCACCGATCCTCAAAAGAATGGTAATAAAGCAGCAATTTCTAGTTCTGCTGGATATAAAATAACATTACCTTGTGGAAATGGTAATGATGATAAGGCAAATTCTGGTGGTGAGAAAAAGAAAAGTAAGGCAACAAAAGCAATTGAGAATATAAAAAATGATGTTGAAAGGTTTACTCAGTGGTTAGGTAATAAGAAAGCTCTGTTTGATGAAAATTTGGAATGGTTAAGAGATGAGATAGATAAGGAAATAGATGATGCCGCAGAAAATATAACAAACGATGCATCAAAGTTAGTTGGTAGTATGGTTAGAAGTGCCATGATTAGTATGGCATCTATATCCAATAGTGGAATTAAGATGCTTTATTCTGAGGTATATGCCACGACACTTGCTGCTACGGGAAACCCTGCTGCAGCACACGCAGCTGGTGTTGCAGCACAAAATGCTATGGTTCCAGCAGTGAAAGCAATGCAATGCCTTGTTGAATGTATAGTTAATCAAGTTCTTGGAAAGATTACATCAATTGTTGCAGACATATTAAAATCTGTAGCAGATAATGTTTTAAACTTTGTTGATTGTGTTGCTGATCAAACAGTTGGTGCAATAGTCAATGGAATTATTGGTTTACTTACAGAAGGTGTATTACCACTTCTTGATGGAATATCGAAGATCCTTAAATTCTTCGAAGACTTTAGTTTTGAAAACTTACTGAGAAATGGTATTGATGCACTCTTAGGTTTGGTTGGTCTTAAATCTTGTTTCAAAAAGGCAGTTAAAGATAAGTTTGGTGCATGTAAATATATGCTTGGATATGGACCAGTTTTACAAGATTCGCCAGACCTTGAAAAATTAATTGGTGATGCAAATACTGCTAATGCAGCAACAGCAGCAGCATCTGTAGCAGAATTCCCACTAGATGCAGTCTCCAACATTGTTGGTGCTTATGGTGTCTTTAGTGATGCCATTAAAGATCCCAAGAATGAATTCCTTGGGGATGTTGATTCTTGCTTTGCTGGTATTCCAACTATCTGCGGACCACCGACAATCAATATCTTCGGCGGTGGCGGTGAAGGTGGAGCAGCAACTGCTCTCATGGGATTACTTGATGAAGATACAAATACTGGTAGTATAATTGATATTCAAGTTACAAACCCCGGAAGCAATTATACATTCCCACCATTTGTTCAGGTTGTTGATAGTTGTGGTCAGGGATATGGTTGTGTAGCAAGAGCAACCATAAAAGGAGGAGAGATAGATACAATTTATGTTGTTTCTGTTGGTGAAAATTATCCAATTGATGAGTCACGTCCTTATATTGTCGATAATGTATCCGTCATTAATCCTGGATCTGGATATCGAGATGGTGATACTGTTACTGACAATCTTGGAAATGAATATGATGTTCAAATTAATCTTGGTTCTATCATCAGAGTCACTCCAATAAATAGCAAAGATATTAATGATATCCCAATTCTTGAAATTCAAAGTGAAACTGGGTCTGGCGCACAGTTGTCAGCGAATCTTGGAATACGACCAGATTTCCAAGGTGAAGTAAAACAAGTTATTGATTGTATAACCTAATGGCAAAAGATTATAATAAAGAATTTAAAGTAACATACGGTCCCACTTGCAGAGTCACCGTCAACGGTCAGACTATGGGATATAGTGGGACTGATGTTTATAGATTATATGGTGCTACTGACGACAATAAAAAATTCTCTATTGGAGTTAGTCAGTCTGGCAAAATGGAAATCAATAGTGATGTATCTATTGATATAGTTGCTGGTGAAGAAAATTCTAACAAGGGTGAGGATATTTTAATCCACAGCAGACGTGGTAATATCTCTATTACAGCAGATAGAAATGGGTGTATAAAAATAAGAGGCACTCATATTGCTATTGAAGCAAGTGGAGATATGGAATTAACTGCTGGAAATGAAATGAGATTGGAGGCAACTAAAATTATATTAGATGGAAATACCGCACAGGTTGAAGCCATCGATGGTAATCTTGCCGAAGAGGGTAAGACATTCCTTGAAAAAGCATTTGAAGGAACATTTGTTGGTAATGATGTATTGAAAAATAAACTAAAAGAGGATTGCTAAGAGATGCCAGAGGTATACGGTCAGGAATCTTGGTTTAATGAGGATACTAAGTTCTTTAAAGACGTTTATGTCTATGGAACTTTGCATTATGAATTTGAAAATAAATCAAAAGAAATTTTTGGTGATATAGAAGTTCAAGGTGACGCTACTTTTTTGGGTGATGTTACATTTGACTTTGTTACAATTAACAGACTTTTAAATGTTGGTGCAGGTGGGACAACATTAAAAGTAGATGCAGATCAGGGAAGAGTAGGTATAAATTCATTATCTCCAGAACAATCTTTAGATATTCTTGGTAGTGCAAAAATTGATGAATTCATTTATGATTCTGTAAATTCACCAGGATTGAATGGTGGATATTTAAGTAGAGATGCTGAAGGTATAAGATGGATTACGATTGAACCATCTTTTTCAGAAGGTATTTTTGTTCAGGATGAAGGTGTTGATATTCCTATTACAGGAACTGCACAATCATTTACGGCATTGAACTTTGCTCAAATTGATAGTCTTGGAATAGGATCTGATAATATAATTCCAATTCCAGATCCAAGTAATCCTGGATTTATTGCTAAAATACAATCGCAAGATTTTTGGGGTGTAGGACCAAGCACCAGCATCTATAGAATGACCAATGTTGGTATTGGAAATAGCATACCATCATATACCTTAGATGTTAATGGAACTCTTAGAGTTGAAGATGATACTCTTCTCGATAATAATTTGCAAGTAACAGGAGAAACTGAACTAAATGATACACTTACTGTTGATGGATCATCGTTACTTCAATCAACTCTTACAGTATCGGGAATAACCAGATTAAATGATGAGACTGATTCTTCAGACAAAGATACTGGATCATTAATTGTCAATGGTGGTGTTGGTATAGAAAAATCATTAAATGTTGGTGGAAACACATTACTGACTGGATCTTTAGAATTAGATTCAACTCTCATTGATGTTAATGGTAGTGTAGCAGCTGGTAAAACAGACTATAGATTAGCATCAGTTGGTTCTGGAGTTTCTTGGAGACCACCAGGAGTTCAAACTCAAAATGCTATTTGGGTTACTGTAGATGGAAATGATGAAAACACTGGATTGCTTGAAGGTGACGCAAAAAGAACTATTGGTGCTGCAGCAACAGTTGCTCAGGAAGGAGACACTATATTCATCCGCTCTGGCGTTTATTATGAAAATAATCCAATTGGATTACGCACAGATGTTACAGTATCCGGTCAGGACTTAAGATTAGTTACGATCGTTCCAAACAATGTAACAAATGATGTTTTCCATGTCAGAAGAGGATGTCTGATTGAGAACCTAAACTTTGCTGGATCTAGTGTAGCAGTTGCACATACTGGTGCTGGTGCAATTTCATTCCCAGATCCATCAAGTCCAGCAGTTTCTGGATATTTGGAACCAGGACCAGCAACAGAAGGATCTTCTGGAAGATGGAGAAGTCCTTATATTAGAAACTGCACCAACTTCATGAGCAAGAGCATTGGCATGAAGATTGATGGAGATCATGCAACTGCATCTACAATTGGTGCAGATCTAAAATCAATGGTATGTGATTCATTCACACAATACAATGAAAATGGTATTGGTGTTTCTATCACCAATAATGGATATGCTCAGTTAGTTTCTATATTCACAATTAATTGTGATATTGGAATCTTTGCAGCAACTGGAGGTTCTTGCGACTTAACAAACTCCAATTCTTCCTTTGGTAATTATGGATTGGTTGCTGTTGGTTTGGGATCAACTGAGTTTACTGGTTCTGTAAATGCAAATACAACTGCTGAGAATGATACAATAACACTGAAGGATGTTTTTGATGGATCTGGCAATCCAAGAAGACCTTATGATGGTCAGGCATTGTGGTTTAAAATTAATCTTGACAACTACCCTGATACTGTAGGAAGTGGTCAAATTACTGCTCCTCTTAGGGAGGTTGGATCTATTCGTGTATTAGATGGTGGATCTGGGTTTAGTGCTGCAACACCACCAAGTGTAGTTATTCGTGATGATGATGGGACGCTTGTGCCAAAAGGACCTCAAGGTATTATTGCAGAAGCTTCTGCAACTGTAAGTGCAGCAGGAACAATTACAGCAATAGATATTGTAAGCACGGGTAGAAACTACTTATCAACACAAAATATTGTGGTTGATATTGATGGAAATACTGGATTAGCAACTGCTGTGATGGATCCAATATACTTTACAGTATTTGAATCGACAGAAGTTACAAATAGTGGTATTACAACAACCACATTTAATGAGTTTGTTCCATATGAACTTTTTGAAGACGATACAATTGAATTGAAAAGAATTAGTCGCATTCTTACAAGTTCACACTCATTTGAATACATAGGTACTGGAACAGACATAAATACCTCAACACCTCTTAAGGGTGCTGTGCCAATTAAGGCAAATGAAGTTGATGCTAGAGATGGAGCTCAAATTCCATTCACTAGCACCGATCAAAAAGGAAACTTTGACATCGGAGATGGAATACAAATCGACCAAACAACTTCTACAATCAGAGGTAGAGATTTTAGTAGAGCAATTCAAGCAGAAGTTACACCTTTAATTCTTGCGTTGAGATAAAATATGGCAGTAGCACCACTTAATAAATTTATTACTATTGCGGTTCCAGTTGCGCCAGGAGAGCAGACGATATACACAACGCCTGTTGGTGTATCTGCAATTCTTCTATATGCACAAGCATCTAATGTTGGCGTCAATACATATCCAACAGTAACATTTACTCATAGAAGAAAGAGTGTAGCATCAAAAACTTCTGGAAATACTAGAAACAATAGACTCGTAAAGGACGCAGAAATACCACCAAATGATGCAATCATTATCATTGATGGTAGACTTGTTTTAGAAAGAACTGCACTTATATCAGATTCCGTTGTAATTGAGGGGACACAGTCAGGTATTGTAACTGTAACCGACTGTCAGTATGATAATACTACTGGATTAACTACGGTTACTACATTGACCGCTCATAACTTCAACGTTGGTGATGAAGTTACAATGAGTGGTCTTGCATTTACCTGCGGATCTGGAAGTGGAATTACAACAACAATATTCCCATCACCACAACAATCATTTGTTGTTGATTCAATTGATGGAACTGTTGGAACTTCTCTAACATTTACAACAAATTCTGGTGTTGTTGCTGGAATTGCTCATACCTATGTTAGTGGTGGTCTTGTTGGACCGCTTCAAATGGAATTTATTTGTAGTATTCTTGAAAATAGCACAACGTAAGATATGCCAAGATATTTAAGTGGTAGGTCTAAAAGAAGACCTCAAGAAGATTTAACAGAAGATAGGTATGATTATCTATCAGTAGATCAGACTGAACCAAATCTTGGTGACCCAGTTTATCCTGGAGATTCTCCTCCTCTTGGATTACAATATCAGATAATTTCATTAGAAAGTAATCCTGGAGAAAGATATTGGATCCCGATTGGTGCAGGATTAACAACGGGAGCTATTTCAATTTACGATGAAGGTGTTCTTACACCTCCTGGTGGTATTAGTAGCACATCACAACTTAATTTTGTTGGTGCTGCAATTAGCGCACAAGGATACTCAAATCCAGATTCATCTCCTGGAGTAGCAGTTACTGTAACTGTATTTTCTCCTGGAGAGCAAGGTCAGTTCATGTTTAATGACAACAATGACTTTGCTGGAACATCATCAATGTTCTATGATGTATCCAATAATAATATTGGAATAGGTACAACTGGACCAGAGAGAGATTTTCATGTAAATGGTGATATTAGATTAAATGGAACCATATATGACTTTTTTGATAATGCTGGAACAGCATCACAGTTATTAGCAAAAAATGTATTTGGTGGTCTTACTTGGATTAGTCAAAGCACCATTACTCCTGGTGCTGGTGGAACTTATAGAAGTATTCAATATCACAACACGGCAAATGTTGTTGATGGTGCAGAGTTTTTTGTCTATGATGATATCAATCATAGAGTTGGTATAGGAAGCACTCTTCCAACAAGACGACTAGATGTCCTTGGTGAAACTAGAATAACTGGTCAAACTGAGATTGACTATCTTAACGTAACTGGATTCACAACAACTAATAATTTCAATGCAACGAATCTTAGTGTTTCTGGTTTAAGCACTTTTACTGGTCTCTTAGATGCCAATGGTGGTGCTACAATTGACAATGTTAGAATTGGTGTTGCTAATAATAATGAGATTGATACTTCTACTGGCAATCTGACCATTGATTCTGCTGGTGGAACAACTACTGTAGACGATAATTTAGTTGTAAATCAAGATCTAACCGTAACTGGAGAAAGTACGGTTGACTTTATTAATATAAGCAATGCAAACGTAACTGGTATTCTTACAGTCTTTACTCTTTCAGTAGTAGATACTGAACTTATAGACCTTAGAGTGACTGGATTTGCTACAGTCAATGCGGCATTAATTAATAATGATCTAACAGTCGATGGTCCATCAGTATTAGATAGTTTAAGAGTTACTGGTATTTCTACTTTCACTGGTGCCATTGATGCCAATGGTGGTGCTACAATCGACAACATTAGAATTGGTGTTTCTGGCAATAGTGAAATTGACACATCATCAGGAAATTTAATATTAGACTCTGCTGGTGGAACGGTTCAGGTTACGGATAATTTATCAGTATCAGGATCTGCAACATTTAATGGCAATATCGATTTAGGTAATGCTTCGTCTGATTCAATAACATTTAATGGTGTTGTTGATAGTAATGTAATACCATCTGGAACGATAGATCTGGGATCTACGTCATCGAGATGGAATGCTGTATATGCAGATACATTTAATGGATCTTTTGTAGGAAATGCCGATACTGCTACTGCATTAGAAACTGCAAGAGAATTTAGTATAACTGGAGACGTTGATGCCTCTGCAGTAGAATTTGATGGAACTGGAAATGTTAATTTAGTAACGGCACTAGACACAACAGGTGTTGCTGCAGGTACATATGGATCTGACACAGAAGTTGGACAATTCACCGTAGATTCGAAAGGAAGAATTACTTCAGCATCTAATGTTGGTATTGATTTTGCTAATGCCACAGTTGCCCAATCTAACACTGTCTTAACAGCATCTAGATCTACAAATGCAACACACTATGTGACATTTGTTGACAGTAATAATACTAGTGGTTCATATGAGTCTGTATATACTGATGCTGGAATATCATATAACCCAAGCACAAATTTATTGAGTGCTGGCAGTTTAGCAGTTACAGGATTGGCAGAATTTAATGGAAATGTTGATCTTGGAAATGGAACTAGCGACACAATAACTTTTACAGGAAGAGTTGATAGTGATATTATCCCCTCCACTGGTAATACTAATGATATAGGAACAGCAAGTCTTAAATGGGATAAGATTTATGCAAATGAATTTGTAGGTGCAATCATTGGAAACGCAGATACTGCAACTAAATTAGCAACAGCAAGGGACTTTAGCATAACTGGAGATGGATCTGCACCTGCAGTATCATTTGATGGAAGTGCAAACGTTTCTCTAAATCTTACTCTTTCTGCTAGTGGCGTTTCTGCAGATACTTATGGAAATTCTTCAACAATTCCACAGTTTACTGTTGATTCTAAAGGAAGAATTACTAGTGTAACAAATGTTGGTGTTAATTTTTCATCTGCAACAGTTGCACAATCTGATAAGATTAAACGGGAAAGGAATAGCACAAATGCTAATTTTTATATTCCGTTTGTTGATAGTAATGGATCATCTGCCACTTATGAAAGTGTTTATACTGACGCTGGAATAACATACAATCCATCAACAAATACACTTACGGTTCCAAATATAAATTCTTCAGGATCAATCGGTGGTGATTTATCACATACCCTGACGATGGGGACTAATGGTAATGGTATTAGTGGTTCGGCAACGTTTGACAATAGTCAAGATGTAACATTTACAGTTACAAGTAATGCTACTGCAGCAAATACTGCAAATACAATCGTTTATAGAAACGCTTCTGGAAATTTCAATGCCCAGGATGTGAGGGTTGATTCGTTTGGTGTAGGAACTGGTGCATCAGGAACCACTGGAGAAATAAGAGCAACTAACAACATCACTGGTTATTATTCATCAGACATTAATCTCAAAGAAAACATTAAACCAATAAATGATGCTCTTAATAAGTTACTGAGAATCAATGGTGTGAATTTTGATTGGAAAGATGATTATATCGAAGAAAGAGGTGGGGAAGATGGATTCTTTGTAAGAAAGAATGATGTAGGTGTAATCGCTCAAGAAATAGAAGAAGTATTGCCAGAGATTGTGGCAACTAGGGAAGATGGATACAAGGCAGTTAAGTATGAAATGATTGTTCCTCTCTTAATTGAATCGATTAAAGAGCAACAAAACATTATTGAAAAATTAACGAAACGAGTAGAAGATTTGGAGAGTAAGTAATGGCTCTACCTTGTCCTGGACCAGCTCAAATTAGTCTTGCAGACATACAAACCGAATTTGGTGGGACAAATCCAATATCACTCAATGAATATTACAGAAATGGATCATATGTAACATCAAATAATACAAATGTTCCAACTAGTGGTCAAATAAGTTTTGATGATTTTTTCTGCGCTATTGCAGAAATTGTTGTTTATATTACAGTAAATACAGAAAATGTAGATGCTTCCTCATACTTCAACTCTTCAGACTGGTCATCTAGCGTTCCAAAACGTCTAGTTGTTAATTCTGGAGTTACTCTTGGTGCAACAAATACTTCAAATTATGCAATATCAGTTCCATCAGGATTTGGTGGAAATTTCCAATTAGATAATAATGGTTTTATATTAGGTGCTGGTGGTGCTGGTGGAGATGATGCTGATGGTGAAGATGGCGGAAATGCTGTCTTTGCTGGTGATAATATATCAATTAACAACCAAGGAACCATTAGTGCTGGCGGTGGCGGTGGCGGCGCTGGTGGAGATGGTGGTGGTGGATATTATACATCTTCATATAGTTACAATTGTGACTATTGTAACTCTGGTGGTGGTAGTGGATTCCACTATTGTGGAAGTTATTCGGGAGCATGTTCTTGCCAAAATCCAAGCGCATATTCTTGTAATTGTAATCGACCAAACTATGGATTTAGTGGTCCCTTATGGGCATGTTGTGATTGTACTTGCTGTTATCGCAGAACTTGTACTGGTTACAATACCAACTACACCTCAGGTGGAGATGGTGGAACTGGTGGAAAGGGGCAAGGATATGATGGAGCAGCTACTGCTGGTGCTGGTGGTGTTAGTGGTGGAACTAATGCTGGAACTGGTGGAGATGGTGGAGATGGTGGCTCTTATGGTCAACCTGGCGATGATGGTGAAACTGGTGGTAATGGTAATAATGGAAATGGTCTTAATGGATATGATGGTGGTCTTTCCGGATATTATATTGTCAACAATTCAAATGTCACCTGGATTAGTAACGGAACTCGTAACGGTAGAGTAGGATAAATATTTTTACATTTTGTTAATACCAAATGAAATATACAATTGAAAAAATATTTCCTGGTCAAATAAAAGTCAGGTTTGAAGATGGATCATGGGCAAAGGTTCCAATTCAACCAGATGCCACTGCAGAAGAAATTGATAATGCAGTATCAAAATATGATAGTGATTTTTTACCAGATCCAGAAACAATAACGAATAAAAATATAACAATTGGTGAGGAAAGAGTATCTTCCAAATTGACACTCAATAATCCATATGAAGAAGTTAAGGTGTCAACTGGAAGCACCACAGTGATTATGATGGATGGTAGTAATAGAGTTGAAATTCAATCTACTCCATATATTCCAGATCCAAGTATATCTCAAGGATTTACGCCAACGATTGTTCCTAATAAAGTAGACTTTGGTTTGGCTCACGCTGTTGACGTTTTGGCAGTTGTAGAGTATTATGCAAGTAAAGGCGATACTAGACTCAAAGATATATTAATGTCTAAGGTTGAAAAGTTTATCGCAGATCCAAGATTTTCTTTTGATGAATTTTTGGAAAACTTAGAATTTGATGCAGATCACGTTTTTGACTTAGCGGAGGCAGAATTAAATGAAGAAGGATGAAATTGACATCAAGGATGATCGTCCAGCAATTGAAAGAATGAAAATGTGTTTGAAATGTGAACACTTTTTCAAACCAACTAGACAATGTAAGAAGTGTGGTTGCTTTATGCCTATTAAGGTAAGACTTACAAACTCTTCCTGCCCAGTTGGTAAGTGGTGACCTCTTGACACCAGACCCAATCCACCCTATAATACTCAGGTAATCAACGGAACACCCAATGGGCACCGCACAAGAAAGCGTCCTCGGCATCGTTATTGATGTTTGTACTCGCTCCTTCCTCCTGCTGAGCGATGAAGGCAATGAAAAAGAAGTTCAATGCGATACTGTTGAAGAGTTTATGAATGTGTTGGAAGTTGTAACTGCCAATCTTGAGCCACATCAGATTGAGTATGCTGATCTTGCTGTTGAGGAATGATGGAAGTATTTTCAGTTAAGGAATGGGAAGAGAACTTTGATTCTCTTCTCGTAAGGGTAGAAAATGGAGAACACATAGGTATTGTGGATGAAGAAGGAAGAGCAGCAGTTATGATACCAGCAGATGATGAACTCGTCCGAATATACACGGAGAACAATAACGAAGCATCGTAGTTCATCATCTAGGAAGTGTAGCTCAATTGGCAGAGCGAGAAGCTTATACCTTCTGTATGCACCAGATTAGTGCGCGGTTGGGGGTTCGACTCCCTCCACTTCCATTAGTGTAGATGTGATGTAAGGAAACACACCTCTATGAGGGTATGCAGGTATCAAATCCTGTCTTCTACACTATCTTGCTGGTTTAGCTCTCTGGTTGAAAGCAGCG